GAACCATTGCCCGCGACGCTTAAAAACTGCCTCGTAAATCTCTGCTGTCCTGTCGCCCGCGCAGTCGATAATCCCGGCGTGACAAGCGTGCTGCGTGAACTTCTCATCTAGCTCGCCGAACGATGCGACCTGCCCGCAATCGACCAAATAGCTCTTGCCGTCCCGGTCGAACCCTCGAACGACAAACCAGAACGAATCAGTCTGCGTGTCAGCCGCGATAATTCGATAATCGCCGACCAGATCGCCGCGCTGATGTTCGCCTTCCAACTCGTTTGCCTCTGCCTCGTCGGTGTTCGCCCAGTCCTCCCGCCACGGCTCGGCCAGATTGCCCTGAATGAACTTCTTTAGGCCGTGAGTCGATCCGCTCGCTTGTAGCCAGTTGACCATCATGCTGGCGAACGTGATCGCCGGAGCGTAGAGCGAGTTGAGATGGTAGCTGCGATGTCCTGCTGGCGCCTTCGGGTTTTGCGCCCTCCATTCGCCGCTCTTGATCATCTGCGGCTTGTGAGCGTCCAGAATCTTGCCGTCGCAGCATTGGCACCTATAGTGTGCCGTCCTCGCCACCATATCGAAATCCCATGTTCCGTCCTCGAGCTTCGAGTTTTCGTCGAACGCGATGCCGTAACGCTTCTTGCCGTCCGATCCATCTTGCCGCCATTGAAACTCGATCATCTCGCCGCAATGTGGACACGGCACAAAGTAGCGACGCTGGTCTCCGTAAAGATACTCCTCCCATATGCCGCCCGTCTCGTCCTTCGGCGTGCTGGTCTGAATGATCTTGTATTCTCGGCGACCTTTAATTCTCTCGAGTGCCGCCAGTCGGATGTCTGGATCGATCTCGTCAATCTCGTCTAGGACAAGATAGGCGATCGGTGCAGACTTCACGTTGTTCTCCGACCCCGCCCCGGCGAAAGTAAGCGTGCAGCTTGCAAACTCCTGCCTCATGTTCGTGATCTTGTCCGAATCGATGCGCCCGGTCGAGGCCGATAACGGGCATTGCCCCCGTAATGGTTCGCAATCCTCGATAAAAGGCAGCCATCGCCCCTTCGAGAAGTTCCGCGCATTCTCCGCGCTCGGTAGAATCCAGAGCGTGTCCTTCGGAAACTCGCTCAATAAGTAAGCGATCCCTGCATACATGCTCGTCGTCTTGCTGCTCTGCGATCCCCAGCAGAGCGTCACCTTCTGCACCTCTGGATCGACCAACGAGTTGACCGGCTCCTGCGCGTATTGAAACAAGCGGAGCGATCCGGGCAGCTCTGACACGTTGTCTCTCAATACGCAATTCTGAGCCGCCCACTCGACGGGCGGCTTTAGTTTTCGAGGTGCGAGCAGATTTGCCGAGTCTTTACTTAACAGTGAAACCGTGCCTTGATGCGAACTGCTTTGCATATGCTTTTGAATCTTTTGCCATTCTCGTCTTAAAATTCCTCACCTGACCGTTCAATGCCAGACGAAAAGCTCCGATGCCTTTTGCTCTCGGGTTCAAGCAAGCCTGCACCGCATTGGAGATCGTGATCGTGAAGTTGTCCTTATTGCTGACGGATTCCCATGCCTTGAGTGCTTGCTTTGCCGATGATGGTATTTTCATTCCGACGGCATAAGCCGGAGCGCCGGCAGGTGTGCCGAGCCTTAGTAGTTTCATAAGATGATACCATGACGCCTTACCAAGACCTGCAACTGATTTTCGATACTTCTTTTCGCGCTGCATGAACTGCTTTGACGCTTTGATCATCGCGTTGATCGCTGATTTGTTTTTCCGACCTAGATTCACCGTTGAACCGGGTTTGTATCTCCCTGTCCTGCGAACCTCCGCAGGCACGTTCTTCAATTTGCCGTCGCTGCTCAATAGCGCCCACTTCTTCTTGCTTCCCCACGATGCAAGGTTGACCCAGACTTTGCCCGACTTTGTCACGCCGACAAAGCCTGCGCCCGGCACCTCGAAAGGCTTTCTGAGATTTTTCTCGACTGATTCGTTAATCATCTTGGCCGACGCTTTTTTCGTTTTCTTCGCCGCCGATGCCAGAACGTCTTTTGTCACTGCGCGAACGATCGGCCTCGATGTCTCGCCTGTCATTTTTTTCAGTTGGCGGATCATGCTGTTGAAGCCGCGAGCGTCGATGTTCATTTGTCCTGCCATAATAAAAGTCGATTTGTGAAATGGAGACGGCAGGAGTCGAACCTGCGTCCCCGGCGAAGTGCCGAGTCGATACCTTGCGCCCCCTTTTTAGGAGAAGTCGATCGAGTGTTTCAAAAGGTAACACATGCTGACCCGTCCGGAGTTCTCCTCTCGGCACCATAGCTCGACCGACAAATTTATTGAGATTATTTAAGTGCTGTCGTCAACTTCAGTAGAAAGTAGTATCTTCTGAATCTCCGCAAATACTCGCTCGTCGAGAGCGTTTCGCACCGCCAGCTCCGCGATGTTTGGATTCTCCGGGTTTGCTATCAACGCCACATGTCGAGGCAATGCGTCTAGTAATCGTCGAAGCGGCGTCAGCGTCTTGATGAGCGTCTCTCTCAATTCCGAATGAGGCACAAGTGACTCGGCCTTCATTTTTAGTTCTAACTCCCGCAGCGATGCGATCGCAGACTCCTTCCGGCCCTGCTCATCGACCAATCGCTGCCGCAGCTCTTCCATCGTCGCGTTGCTGCCATGCTTGGATTTGCGCCCCTTCTGGAGCATCCGGATGTAGTTCTGAATTGTCTTGGCTGCGTAGTATCTGCCATGCGACTTCTTCACCGCCACTCCGTCCTTCGCCAATTCCGCGACGCGCACCGCGCTGATCCCGAGGAAGTCCACAAGGTCTGCCGTTCGCATCACGGCATCGTCGTCGATTACGCTCTGCTTCTGTTCCTGCTCTGCCTCCTCATAGTCATCGAGGAACTTCTGCTCGGTAGTCGTCAGTGATTTGCCCTCGCGCACCTTCGCCACGATGTTAGCGAACTGCCGCTTGCGGATCAGGTCTTTCGCGGATGGTGCTTGCGTAGTCGCCTCTTTTGCTTTTTTCTTAGCGCTCATGACTGAAATAGAACTGAATAATAAATACGATCACGAGGCGAACAGACATTATGATCTGATCGACCTTTTTAAAGAGGAAATTACAAATCTGCCTGCGCCAGAAAGCGGTCGCGCTCGACTCGCCGATCTTGAATCTGTCGAGCGTGCAAATGCGATGCTTGAGCTGGCTATCAAGGCGCTTCAAGTTTAAGTTTCCTCCCCTTCCATTTTGGCCTTCGTTTCGGCGAAGGTCTTTTTTGTTGTCTCGTTGATGGCCTCTTGACCTGTGAAGTCCTGCCAGCGGTTTACGATCACATCCGCAAATTTAGGATCTAGTTCCATGAGTCTAGACCTTCGCCCAGTTTTTTCGCACGCGATAAGGGTTGAGCCAGATCCTCCGAATGAATCAAGCACGATGTCTCCTGCTTTAGTGCTATTAAGAAGCATATCTATAATCAGCGCCACTGGTTTCATTGTTGGATGCATTTCGCTCTTTTTTGGCTTTTCCATCCGAATTATTGAGGATTCATGTCCGGTTATGGTCATGCCCATTCCTTGTATCTGGTATATCTTTTCTCCTAGCCTGAATGAGATTTTTTCATCGGATTCCACCGAGATAGGGAAGTCTTCGGCCTCGATGACTGTAGTGTTTTTTCTTCCACCTTTCCAGAAATGCGAAGCTCCTTTTTTCCATCCGTAGAGTATTGGTTCGTGCCGCCATTGGTAGTCGCTTCTTCCTAATACCAGAGATGGCTTCACCCATACGAGGCATCCCGACAACTTAAAACCAGCGTCACTGAATGCTCCTCTAAAGTTATACCCCTCCGTGTCTGCGTGCGCCACGTAAACAGCCGCGCCGTCCTTCATAACCGATGCGGCTGCTTCAAATGCTTTTGTGAGGAAGGATCGAAATTGAGCATCTTCCATATTGTCGTTTTGGATTTTTCCTGCGCTTCCTTCGTAGTCGACGTTATAAGGAGGATCTGTCCAGCACGCATCTGCTTTGTCTCCGTCGAATAACTTTTGCATGTCCT